TTCATGTTGCCAGACACTGTTTCTTTCGGTTGGTTTTTCCTTTTTGGCTTGGTGTGCGTTTTGATAGACGTGTATTCTGCCATGTTGGTCCGTGTTTTGCGCTGGGATGTTTTGCGCGTCGACGACGTTGTTCTTGATCAGATCAAGCAGACGTTTGACGACGTTGTGGTCAACATTCAAGCCTTTTTTCATTTTCAGATTCATGAAGATATCAGAACTTTTGCTTTGAATCGTGGTTTCGGGTGCACTGCTGTTGTGTCATTCCGTCCTGTCATGCCTATCATGTTTGGTTATATTCGTCGAGAGTATCACCTTAATTTGATGACAGAGTATAACGCTTGTTATGCTGCCACCATTGATGATGCATTGTCGCGGTATTTGGTCATGCGTTTCTTGTCTCATAAGGACGTTGCTTCCACTCTCAATGTCATGTTCGAGGGTGCTAAGAAGTACGACCATTATGATGACGTGGATCCGTTGTTGATATATAACACTGTGTTGTATTCGTACCAGATGAAGAAGTTGCAGACACGTACTGCCAACCTTGCGCGCGGTAAGTGTGACTCACAAACTGTGCAGTTAAACTAGTTTTGCGCGGTGCATCGATGATTCACAGCATTGGTGTACACTTACGCGCTTCCGTCACTGTGTCTGGGGATTTCGCCTTTATTAATAATCGGCGATTTAAAATTAAACCCAGCCCGCGCGCATGCGATTATGTCACAGGCGATTATCGTGTTCGATTCACCTGCCCAGAGGATGTCAAGAAGTCGCACAACCTGTATTTCGGTCCATGTTTTGGTAACGATGCAGTTGTTTACACTAAAGACAATTTGGGTATTGGGGTTGGGCTTGAGAGACTCACCTGTGTTAGGAAACCTGAGGAGCCTGGTTTCGACAATTATTTATGGTCCAACCAGAAGATCTTTTGCGACTCATTATACGCTAAAAAGATTGTTAGTTTGTGGCGTTCTTTGTACTTGGGGTACGCTACTTTGGAGATATATGAGGATCGTCTTCGTGCGCATGCACTGGACAAGACTCATGACAAGTACGAGCTTCGTCGTAATGCGCTAATTGATATGTACAACCACGGGGGGATTTATACTTCCCGTGGTGTTGGTTTCAATAGCGCAAAGATGAAGCCTGGGGAAGATGCAAAAGCTAGGAAAAAGACGCGCATGATAGCAGATTTGGAGACTTCTTCATCTTTGGTTGCCGGTTTTATTATGGACGACCTGAAGACTGCCTTGGACGTTGACCAACATTATGTTGTTAACGGGTTCAGTGTTGTTGTGCGTTTCTTTAAGCAGACTACTTACAATAGTTTGTCCTTGGCTTTCCATCGGTTATTGGAGGAATTTTGCGAAGATATTGAGTGTGATTATTTCTTCGCGATTTTCTCAGATGACATGTGTGTTCGAGGTCCGGATGGCTTTATGGCTAATCTAGACATTTCGCAATGTGATGCATCTCATGGCGACGAGCTATTCTCGTTGCTTCGTAGCGTCATTGATGTGGGTTGGTACGATGGTCCTGTTGCTGACGTTTTTGCGCAATGCAAGCGTCCGCTCACCGTGTGGGACACCACCCACACTCAGCGAGTCATATTGACCCCATTGCATCACACATTGTTCTCTGGCTCCACTTTGACAACTATTTTAAACACCTTGGCCTCCACATTGATATGTGTCGGTATAGTGTCCGCGTGTGGACATTGTCCGACATCTGATTTGATCATGTTGGGCGCTGAGCGAGTGGGATATATAGTCACTGTGGATTTGTGCCCCACTTACCACCATTTGCAATTTTTGAAGCACTCGCCTTGTGTGGACGAGAATGGTGTGTTAGTGCCCGTTTTGAATTTAGGTGTTATTTTACGCTCATTTGGCCGTTACAAAGGGACCGTGTTGCCCAAACCTCACAACTATTGGACTTTTAATAGTGCACTTGTTCGTGGGTTTGAGCACGCTGGTGATCATTCGCTCACAATGTATTTGCGTGAGCGATTTTGTGCTGATGTGCGTGCGTATTGCGATCGTTATTTTCGCATGGATTCGCACGGTGGTTTCGTGAACGATGAAGAAATTTGTCAGCGTTACGGAATCACTGTTGCTGATTTTAACACTATGTTGGAGCTACATTCGTGCGCTGGCGACGGTGACGTCGTTTGGTGCCACGCTGCCGACTGCATATTCAAGAAGGACTACGGGTACGGCTAGAGGCGTCCCCCCCCCCCGCCTGGATGAAATGGCGGCTTCCACTGCACTGGATGGACAAAGAGAAAAACCAA